CTTTTAATAAAATATTAAAATAGAAGCATTTAAAATGAATGGCTTAAAATCAATGAAAGTGACGAAAAACGTTGATTTTAAGCCGTTTTTTGACTATTTAGTTAGTTAAAATAAAGCAAATAAAAATAGAGATAATACGATCCCGTTAGTAACAAATTAGTAACAAACTTTTATTTTCTCAATCTCACTTCTCAAGTCCTCAACGGTACGGTGTCCATAAAGAGAATTGGTGATGTCGCTGCCAAAGCTGTGGCCAATCAATCGTTTACGGTCATTTTCGTTCACACCGTATTTTTCGCATAACATGGAAAAGGTATGTCGACAATCATGTGGTGTATGTTTCTCAATTCCTAATTCAGAAAGCTTTTTATACATATTATTCCTAAAAATTTGAAGGGTTCCAGAAAGTAAAACACCATGACTGGAGAGCCTGTTTTCTACTAATTTTAAGATGGCAGAGTGGATTGGAACAATGCGGTCTTTCCCGGCCTTTGTTTTCACGCCACCCTTAAAATATTTCTCTCTCATATTTATTTCCAGTGTCTTATATGCTTTAATACGGAATCCGGAATAACACATAATCAAAATAAACTCTACAATCTCATCGTCTTTGTGATCCCATAATATTTTAAGATCGCTGTCGGTAAACGGAACACCACTTTCATCATCATCCTCTTTGTTAATTTTTACATGAGCAGAGTAGTCCTTATCGCATAATTCATAGATGTCTGCATAAGCGTACATTTGACGGAATAGATGTACAATCAACTCTAAAGAGGAGTGCTTTAAAGGACAGTTGTCTATGACAGATTGCAGATCATCATGTCTCAGATCTCTAAAAGGGCGATCGTGGAGATCTGAGACATTTTTAAAGGCTGCCTGAATTGATCGTTTACTTGATTCGGATAATTTCTTTCCTTTTTCATTTTCAAATTTGTACTTCCAGAAATCCTTATACACTTCTGCAAAAGTCTTTTCCGGCTCCTTTTCCTCTTCGACAATCCCTTGCGCTTTGTTATAGTCTGCGAGTAAGCGCTGCGTGATGATTTCAAGGCTTTTCTGGTCACTAGGCAGGTCTATATCCCTTTCATCGCCTTTTGTATATGTGCCAGCTCTATAAGATGTCAAGACGATAAACCCTTTCATCCAATCGTCAACATAACAGAGAGCTTTCGGAGTAATTGGCACTCCCTCATCCGTGTATTCCGTGACTGGCGGATGCACGGCATAAGGATTCCGACGGTTCTTTCCGAGGTACTTAATTGAGCCATATCCGTTTGGCAATTTGGGGTGTTTCTTTCTCTTTGGCATAGATTCATCTCCTTTATGGTATAAAAATAACAGCTAACAAAAAGAATGCATGTTCTGATTGTTAAACTGCTTCGAAGATGATACAATATATTTGCAAACATGTCGTACATCTTCGGGTGTATATTAAGCCGTTCGGTATTGGTAGTACCGGGCGGTTTTCAGTTTATTGTTTTTCAAGTTTAACAGTAGTAGTTGTTCCCATCGCAGATGCTTCATAGCTGATCACGCCATCTTTAAATGTAAAATCCTTTGTGTCGTCTCCTGATGCCAACAATGCCATATCTGTTTTTTCGTGATCATTGTTAGAAGTCCAAGAATATTCCTCTACATATTCTGTAGGTGCATCATAGCTCCCGGCCCAATATAGTGATTTTGTGTCTCCGTTGTCAGAAACCCAGTTTATTTCGATCGTACTATCAGTAATTGTTGCTTCTTGCCATGAACCATTATTATCTTCTGACTTCCATGTTCCAGTTAAGTCCGTAGGTTCTTTTTTCTCCTCTTCTTTAGCCGTTTCGGTCTTTGGAGTTTCCGCTTTCTTCGCTTCCTCTTTTTCTCCTCCACACGCTACAACAGATAATGACATAGTTGTCGCCAATAACAATACTGCAAGTTTCTTTTTCATTTTTGTTTTCCTCTCTTTCCCCTGCATTCCTCTTCTGTAACGCCACATTTATATAAACGCCTAAGCATTCATATCTTCTTCTTTTTCTTTTGGACGATGCTTTTCAAGTTCTTCCTGCTCAAGAATAAAAGTTAAACTATCGTCGAAGAGATGTATTTCTTTTTCCATTTTTTACCAGTATACCTCCAATCATCTGTATTTTATAATTGTAATATGAAGATATTACTCGATAAGATCATGCTAAGCAAAAACCTATCTACCCGGCAAGTTTCAATTATGACTGGCATATCCAAGTCTACGATCAGCCGCATTGCAAACGGTACAGTATCACCATCGGCGGATACACTGGAAATTCTTGCCAAAGGCTTAAAGGTGCGAATTTTCGACCTTATCGATTCCCCATATAAATAAGTGTCCCAGATCTGGGACGATTTCCATGTTTCGCATAAGTTTTCCCACGTTGCTTTGTTTACTTATATAGAAAGGAAAAATTTTCCTTTAAAAAACAGAACAAATGTTCGGGAAATCTATTGAAATATGTTTGGAAGTGTAGTAATATTTCAATAAGGAATTTCGAAAGTTTGTTCGAAAAGCGCGGAGGGATACATAATGGATACAACAGAAATCAGAAAACACTTACACGAATTAATTGACAAATTAGAAGACACTCAGATTCTTAAAATCTACCGCTTAATTCGTGGAGTGCTCGGGAAGGCTATTTAGCCTTCTTTTTTAATTTCATTATATTGTTCCATAATCATGTCCCACTGATCGTCAGGGACACTGTAAAGCAGTTCTAATAATATAGAAAGAGCTGCTTTTTTTGATGGAGAAGAGTTCTCCATTATGTAACCGAAACGGTTATAAGCTTTCTCGTGAGGCGTTATATGTATGTACGGTTCGCCTACGCCATTCCTTAGCCATTCTTCGTTGACGGAAAATTCTCTACATATAGAAAGAATCATCTGTTCTGTTAATGAATTAATACCGTTTTCAATTCTACTTATTGTTTGCTTTGTGACACCAACTTTTTCGCCGAATTTTTCTAATGTCAATTCTTTTTCTTTTCGAATTTGTTTCACTCTTTCTCCGGCTGTCATGTTCTCACCGCCTTTCTATGTTTCCATTATATATTGTAAGAATCATAAAGTCAAGAAAAAAGTTCCGTAAAGTGACAAAAATGTATTGACAAAGTAAATTGAAGTGACTATAATGTCAATATAAGGAACAAACGAAAGCGAGGAAATAGAAATGACAGTTTTAGATATGGTAATCAGGACAATGAAAAAAGGCGAATACGCAACGCATTACATGAAAGGAAAATCGAACTTCTTTTTAAGAAATAACGAAGATTTCTACCATTTAGACAAAGTTACAAAAGGATGTACAGCGACAGTGGTAGCGGGGACGGAAGAAGATGTTCTCGCTTATATAAAAGAAAATAATTTGAAACAAGTCGCATTATTACATATTTAACTCAATAGCCGGGTTATCTCGGCACTGTAATGCAGCCGAAGCCGGTTCCAAGCCCGGAAGATGCAGAGGACAGAATTCAAGGAAGGAGGAGCGACATGTTGCATAAAGTAGAAATTAATGAACAGGGAGTGTGTTTAGACGGAAAGCCGCTTGAAGGAGTAAGGTCTTATAGACTTTCGCATTATGAAGGAGAAAATACGGCAGCCTTACTCCTTAAAATGGACGTTACTATTTTACCCAATGTAAGAAATTCCAAGTTCAATACATTTTTGGACAAGGGTAAGGAGTGAATTGAAGGAAATTCCAATGAAAGAAAAGAGGTGTGAGGATGAGTGAAGCAGTAGAAAAAATCACGAAAGAGCAGGAAGAGAAAAGACTCGAAGATTTTAAAGTAATCGCGGAAAATTGGGACAAGTTCCCAGAACGAGTGCAGGGGAAAATCGATGGAATCATTTCAATGGCTGCATCTGCATTTTTAAAAGAAACAAGAAAAGCAGGATAAATAGGAGGCAAGCATGAACGAATTAGAACAAAAATTAGACAGTAGAGAAGTGGCTGAGATGGTGGGGAAAGCCCACAACAAACTTATGAGAGATATAAGAGATTATATTGAACAATTAGGAGAGTCCAAGATTGGACACACCGATTTCTTTACGGAATCAACTTATACAACAGCGTAGAATAAAACAAAAGAAAGAGAGGTGACAGCATGAGTGAGAAAGAAAAAGAGATTATCCGTAAAGTAGCACATGCGCTGCCGGAAATGTCCGACATGGATAAAGGATACTTCTTGGGATTTGCTGAAGCGATGGCATCCAAGAAAACGGTAGAAGAGGCAGAACAGAGTAAGGGTGAATCTGTTAAAAAAGAAGATTAGGAGGCATGTATGAACGAATTACAGATTTTTAATAACGAAGAGTTTGGGAGAATCCGAACAGTGGAGATTGATGGGAAACCATATTTTGTTGCAAACGATGTGGCGAGAGCACTAGGCTACGCCACGCCGAAAGATGCAGTTTCAAGACACTGCAAGGGGGCGTTGAAACGTCGCTACCTTACAGAGGGCGGAAAACAAGAGATGAAAATTATACCAGAAGGTGATATGTACCGTCTTATTACTCACAGCAAATTAGAATCAGCAGAACGTTTTGAATCATGGGTGTTCGATGAAGTTCTCCCAACACTCCGCAAGACAGGCTCCTACGAGATGCCGAAGAAGAAACAAAGCAATGAACGTCTTGCCAGTGTCAATAACGCAGTAAAGATTCTGACACCAATGCTCCAGGCGGCAGGTTGTAACAGTAAAATCCAGCTTCTGACCGCAAAATCGCTCTATGAAAAGGCAGGTGTAAACCTCCCGATTATGATTGAGGCAGATCAGCAGTATTTTGACACAATACATATCGCGCGGCAGGCAAGATTGTATTATCAAAGCTCCGGTAAGCCGGCAGATAAGGCAGTCAACGAGATCATCCGCAGATTGGATTTATCAGAGGATCTATACACAGAAACTTGGGAATCTAAAGGAAACTGGCAGGGACCCGTCCGGAAATATGCTCCGCAGGTCATTGACATGGTAAAGCAGTGGTACTCAGATCATGGATATCCGAGAGAGATTGAGTATACGCAGTGCGACGGACAGATCAGACGGTATCATGTGATTTTTAGAGATTCAGAGGCGGCGTAGATATGACTTGTAAAGATTGCAGGAAATACAATAACTGCCTTGAGAGCAGCAGGATGTATCCGTGTACCGTATTTGTAAGAAAGGAGGTGCCACATGGCAAAAAGGTTAAGCCCAGAAGAAGCAGGGAAACAGATCGGATGTTCCGCGCACTGCGTAAGGATTAAGATGCAGCGGGGAATCTGGGATTTAGGTGAAGCATATCCGCCCAAAAAAGGCGTTAGGAGCACTTGGGAGTATTTTATTTGGCAACATAAGCTTGATAAGCTTTTGGGAATCGAGAAAGGAGGTGGACAAGCATGAGCATTCTAGGATTTTTTAATAAGCACGGAAAAATCGAGCAATACGAAAAGAAAAGTGAACCGATGGGGGATATTATTCAATTTCCAAAGAAAGAAAAGAAAGGGTTAGAATATCTGCAATTTATTGATATTAACCACCCAGTAAAAAAGAGCGCACGGTCTGTAAACCATTAAGCGCCCTTATTAAATAATCCAATTACAGGATAAACGATAATAGGAGGAAAATCAAGATGAAAAAATTTGAATTAACCAGTGAATTTGTGACTTTTTTAGGAAAGAAGCTATTTAGAATCAAGGCACTAATCTCTTTTGGGAATGTGGAAGAGGGAGAACTTGGTGGATATGTGGAGAAAGAAGAGAACCTTAGCAATGATGGCAATGCTTGGGTGCACGGCAATGCTATGGTGTACGGCGATGCTAGGGTGTGCGGCGATGCTAGGGTGTGCGGCAATGCTAGGGTGTACGGCAATGCTGAGGTGTCCGGCAATGCTTGGGTGTACGGCGATGCTGAGGTGTTCGGCGATGCTAGGGTGTACGGCAATGCTGAGGTGTACGGCAATGCTGAGGTGTACGGCGATGCTGAGGTGTGCGGCGATGCTAGGGTGTACGGCAATGCTGAGGTGTCCGGCAATGCTTGGGTGTACGGCGATGCTGAGGTGTTCGGCGATGCTAGGGTGTACGGCAATGCTTGGGTGTGCGGCAATGCTGAGGTGTACGGCGATGCTGAGGTGTGCGGCAATGCTTGGGTGTACGGCAATGCTTGGGTGTGCGGCAATGCTGAGGTGTACGGCGATGCTAGGGTGTGCGGCGATGCTAGGGTGTGCGGCAATGCTAGGGTGTACGGCAATGCTGAGGTGTCCGGCAATGCTTGGGTGTACGGCGATGCTGAGGTGTTCGGCAATGCTAGGGTGTACGGCGATGCTGACTACGCCACAGTGCATGGATTTGGCTCCGAATATCGTACAACTACATTTTTTAGGACAAAAGCAGGAGAAATCGGTGTGAGATGTGGTTGTTTTTATGGCACTTTAGAGGAGTTTAGAGCAAAGATAAAGGAAACGCATGGGGAGACTAAGACTGCGAAAGAGTATTTGATGGTTGCAGATCTTATGGAGTTTAGATTTTCGAAGGAGGAAGCATAGATGAAAAAATGGGAATTTAATGATGATATACCGGCAGAGGAGGCGGTGGCACTGATTCGAGCGGTGGCGAGATTTTATGAAACTATTAATGATGAGTATATATCGTCGACTGATAGAACAGTTTTGGCAATATTAGGAATCGAAAGGGTTGGTGAGCTGCATGATTGAGCCTATCCCTAATTACGACGACAGAAAGACTACACCGCCGGATGAGTCGGAAGCAAAAGGGTATTGCACCATCTGTGGTCAGCCCTTTTGGGAGGGCGATGCTATTTACACGGTAGACGGATGTGTCTGCGAAACGTGTTTGAAGGAAAATTACAGAGAATTTGCATAGGAGAGGTGAAGTTATGACATTTGAAGCATTGCAGATCGCAAATAAAGAAATTAGCACGATTGACGTAAAAGGCAAGCAGTATGCAGAAGTGAACCAAAGAATCAAGGTTTTCCGCATGTTGTTTCCGAACGGATCTATTACTACTAAGATAGAGTCTTTGCAAGATGGCATGTGTGTGATGTCGGCAGAAGTAAGGGACGAATTCGGCTCTATTCTAGGCGTTGGACATGCCTATGAAAAAGAGGATTCAAGCTTTATAAACAAGACATCTTACATAGAAAACTGCGAGACTTCGGCGGTTGGAAGAGCACTTGGAATGTGTGGAATTGGAATTGATACAAGCGTTGCGAGTGCAGAGGAAGTGTTGAATGCCATAAAACAACAAAGCGAGTCAACTCAGATCACAGCAGCGCAAGTAAAGACATTAGAATCCTGTATTCCGAAACACGGCCAGACCGTAGAAAACGTGTGCCGTTATTATAAAGTCACTGCTCTGCAAGACTTGACCGTAAGACAATTCATGGCGCTTATGCGTAAGATGGGTGAGGAATAATGAAACTCACCGGAATATTAAAAAAGCCGATTATTGATTACGATACACTTCGTCCAATGCTTGTATTTGCCTCAAACGAGGACTTTTCGCAAGCCTATGAGGAATTGAAAGGCTACGACAAATTAAGCCTTGAAATCAAGCCATATCGCAAGAAGAGGAGTCTTGATGCAAATGGATATTATTGGACTCTAGTCGCAAAGTTGGGAAGAATCACAAAGAAGTCGAATCCAGAACTGCACAACGAACTGTTATGTGAATACGGCTATCCAGTCATCATAGATGGACAAGCAGTCAGGACACCGCTTCCAGATACAGATGAGACTGATCGCAAGGTGCGGGATGCAATGGAATACCATCTGAAGCCCACCACAGAAGTAAGGGAAGGAAAAGATGGTGTTATGTATCGGACCTACCTTTTAATGCGCGGGTCCAGTACATATAACACCGAAGAGATGGCACGTCTGATTGATGGACTGATTGACCGTTGCAAGGAAGCAGGCATGCCGGATTGCGAGATTGTATCGCCGGATGAAAAGCGAATTCTAAAAGAAAGGTATGGTGTCAATATTGACCAAAAGACTGGAAAGCATTTTTACTAATGACATGAATCATTGCATGTTTACCGGAAGTTGTGACGTGGAACGACACCACATCTTCCACCATACACATAACGAGAGGATGCTGAGCGAGGAATATCGCTTTATTGCACCGCTTCGACGAGATTTGCACCAAAACGGAAGATTCAGTGTGCATCAGAATCCGAATGGAAAACTTGATATTTATTTAAAACAGCAGTGCCAACGCTATTATGAGGAGCATTGCGGCACAAGAGAGGAGTTCCGGCAGGAATTTCACAAGAATTACTTATAGCCTTATGTCTCTTAGGAGTAAGGAATATATCACATGTTACTTGTAAATTTGTTTCATTCTCCTGCCGATTACGTCTGTCTGGCAGGAGGGAAAGGGGAAGGAATGGCCGTAAACAGTAAGCAAAAGGGCGCCCGCTTTGAAAGGCAGCTTGCCGGTTTATTTAGAGACTATGGCTATACAGAAGCGCGTAGAACAGCGCAATACTGCGGGAATACCGGCGATGCATCGGATGTCGTGGGACTTCCCGGAATCCATGTCGAAGCAAAGCACCAGGAACGGATGCAGCTTTACGACTGGATGGATCAGGCAAAGCGCGATGCAAAGGCTGGAGGTGTAGAAATGCTTCCGGCAGTGTTCAGCAAAAAGAATAATCACAGCATACTGGTCACAATGGAACTTGATGACTGGATGAAAATATATAGGGAGTATCAGTCGGGAATGGAACTAAAGGAGCGTGTAGAAGATGGCAAATAAGAGGATGTTTAATATTAAAATCGTTGATTCTGACGCGTTCTTAGATATGCCTTTATCTACGCAGTGCCTATATTTTCATCTTAATATGAGAGCAGATGACGATGGATTTATCGGAAATCCAAAGAAGATTATGCGCATGGTAGGATGTAGTGAAGATGATCTGAAACTGCTGATTGCAAAGCGGTTTGTCCTTACTTTCGAAAATGGCGTAATCGTCATAAAGCACTGGAAAATGCATAACTGCATCCAAACTGATCGGTATACACCAACAGTATATATTGACGAAAAGAACATGCTTTTTATTAAGCAAAATAAGTCTTATACACTGGATGAAGAGAAGAAATATATTCCAGTTTCCAAAACGGAAACAAAGCGGAATCAGAATGGAAACAAAATGGAAACAAATCGTATACAGTCTGTTTACACAGATATAGATAAAGATAAAGATATAGATTTAGATAAAGATATAGATATATACCCTACGGACAAACCGCAGAAGCAGAAAAAAACTGCAAAACATAAATACGGGGAATACAATAATGTTCTTTTGACTGATACCGAACTAGATAAGCTTAAAGATAAGTTCCCAGATTGGGAAGATCGTATTGAGCGATTATCTATCTATATCGAGTCGAAGGGCGCAAAGTATAAGAGCCATTACGCGACTATTTTAAACTGGGCAAGAAGAGATGGAAGCGCTGCTAATGGCAGAGTGGTAAAGACAAATAATACGCTTAGAAATGATATGAACGATCTTGACGATTTGTTTTAGGAGAAAAAGCATGAGGTGATAAACATGATAACGGCATTGAATAACATGATTGACAGCATAAGTCAAAATGTTCCGAAAGCTGAAAACGAATACATAGGAGATGATGGGCTGTTGCATTGCGCAGTCTGTCATAAAAAAACTCAGACGATTGTAGAGTTTGAAGGAGAAAAAAGAACGGTGCGTTGTATCTGCGATTGTAAACAGAAAGAGATGGAAGCGTACAAGCAGGCGGAAATACAAGCAGAAAATGAAAGAATGCGCAGGAGATGTTTTGCTGAAACAAATATGGCTGAATGGACATTTGCGAATGATGACGGGAAGAACCCTAAAATATCTAACGCTATGAAGCGATATTCCGCTGATTTTAGAGACTTTAAGGAGGAGGGTAGAGGTTTATTGCTATATGGCTCAGTAGGCACTGGAAAGACATATTATGCGGCTTGCATAGCAAATGCATTAATCGATATAGGATATAGCGTGTTTATGACAAACTTTGCAAGGCTGACAAATGAGATACAAGGTCGATTTGATGACAAGAATGAGTATATCGACAGTCTTAACAGATACAGCCTGCTGATAATAGATGATCTCGGAGCAGAAAGGAAGTCAGAGTATATGCAGGAAACAGTATTTAACATAATCGACAGCAGATATCGTTCCGGGTTGCCGTTTATCATCACGACAAATCTATCGGCAGAAGAAATCAAAAAGAATGGAGACATCGGGTATAGCCGGATATATGACAGAATCTTAGAAAGATGTTTCCCGATCGAGGTTAAAGGAGAAAGCAGAAGACGACAGAATTTGAAAGATAACTTTGCGGATGTAAAAGAAAGGTTAGGGTTAGCGTAATTGAGGAAAAACGGAAGTATGGCAGCATTTATCTATAAAGGGACGAAGAAGAAAAGAAAGAAGAAGGTGAGAGGCAAATGATATTTATGACAACAAACCGTACTGTTGTCCTTAGAGATGAGGACGGCAGTCGCCAACGGTGTAGATGTGGATGTGAGAGGTTTAAGAGAGTCACCAACGCAGGCAGAAGGCATAAGTGTGCGAGGTGCGGGAGGGTGTATTTTGTTAGGGAAAAGAAATAGAAACTTGCCAGAGGATCATACATGGCCAGAAGAGCCGTGCAGCTCCTTTCGGGACGAGGTAGATAAGAGAATGGATAGAATAAAGAAAGTGACGAAGAAAAGCTATAAAGGTTGTGAAGCTTGCAGATGGCAGCAGTTAAATGGTGGCACTTGCAAAGGCGGGAAGACAAGATGCGGGCAGTTTGTAGCGGAGAAGGAATGAGGTGAAATAGGCATGTTAGGCAAATGCAAAGCACCAAACACATGTATATGCAACTATGATTGCTGCTGCATAGAATGTCCGGAACATGACATTTGCAATATGCAGTGCGTAGACGTGGATAAGTACGAGTATTGTGTGGAGTGTCCGGAGTATGAGGAGGGGAAATAAATGGACGAAAAGAAAGTCAGAGAAGCAATAGAAAGAATGTGTAAAATGCGAGACATGTATAACTCAACATTATGCTCGCTTCCGCCAAAAACAAGAGAAAAAAGTGAATATAACAATTATGTTGATACATTCTTAGTAGCAATCGAAGCACTGGAAAAGCAGTTAGCGATGAAGCCAAAAGAGACTGTTAGCGTAATATACAGAGAGTTTTATGAATGCAAAAATTGCGGCAGTGAAATAGAGCCTCTCGACATTTATGAAGATTATTGCAAATGGTGTGGACAGAGGCTTGACTGGACGGAAAGTTAGACAAGAGTTGAGTAATTGAGTTAAAAGTTGAGTTTCTTGTAAGAATGGAGAAGTGAAAGAATGAACAGAGAAAACCTTTTTAAAGCGAAGAGAAAAGATAATCCGGAGTTGTTGGATGTGGAGTAGATGCAAATATTTAAAACGCATAAACACGTTGATATAGACAAATCTATTGGAAACATAAAGATAACATCAACGCATTACGGGAGACCTATCGAAAATTCTAATAAATGGGAAAATTATACCACAATAAATTGCTGGTATGACAGAGATTGCGAACACTGCCCGATGGGTTGGGAAGATATAGGATATGAAGGAGAATGTGAAGACTGTGGTTGTTTATTCGACTACGAGTTTAATGTTCCGATTTGGAAGTGTATGTTGCCCCGTCGGTTAAAAAAAATAATTTTGAAGCAAAAATACAAGAAAAAGAAAATCCGAAGCATGTATTTAGTGAAAGCTGGGTAGAAGGAAATTTAATATTATGTAATGGCAAAGCATATATACATCCAATCAGTAATAAAGTTGCGGTTAAAGGAGAGTTAGGAAAAATTATTGTGATGCATGAAGTTATTCCGGACACTATCTGTCGATACACTGGTCTTGAAGATAAGAACGGTAAGGAGATTTGGGAGAATGATATTGTAAGAAATGAAAAAGGTGATATAGGTGTAGTGCAATGGTTTGAAGAACACGCTGCATTTATGATCTGGAATAAGACTAAACACTATCTTTGCTATTTAGCAGAAAATGATTTTTCGAAAATCGAGATTGCTGGAAATGAGTTTGATAATCCAGAGCTGTTGGAGGTAGAGCAATGAAATATAACAGACAAAGGTTTTGTGATTGCAGTGACAAAGAAAAGTTGCGAATCGTAAAGGAGGAATTGAAACTTGAAACACATAACGGAACAACAAAAAATGATTTGCTTATGTTACTTGATTGGGTATATAACAGGCTAATAAAAGGGGATTTGGAGGCGTGAGGAATGAAAATCATTGATAAATCAAGAGGCGGAACAAAAGAATTTAAATATCTAAAATTAGAAGACGTTTTCCGTTGGGATGGAAGGATATTTATGAAAGTTACCAATCGTTATGATAATTATTATCCAAACGCCTATGACTTTGATAAACATGTGTTAACAGATTTTGAAGAGGAAACAGAAGTAGAAGCTATTCCGGCAGAACTGATTTTGCATGAGAAAGGGTGGTCTGAATAAATGAACGTACTAGAGAAGATTTTAGAAGAGATGGAGAATGAATCACAATTAGCGCACGAAGAAATGCGAAGATGTGCAAGAGGAAACCCGTTGCAATTTGATGAAGTAAAAGGATATGCAAGAGCAATGGAATATGTAGTTGACACCATACGTTCTCACATGGATGAAGTAAACTCGTTAGAGAAGAAGCCAGTGTGGGATATGGATATTATACACCATGAATCGTATGATTTAGGAAGAAACGTTGGATGGAACGAATGTTTAGAAACTATTCAAATGAATAAAAATAACAGTTGGATTCCGGTAGAAGAGAGACTGCCGGAATCAGATGGATTCTATTTAGCAACACTAGATGGCGAGATTTGTGGGCAAGAAGAAGCTTTTACGGGACTAGCTGAGTTTGAACATGGAAAATGGATTGACGATGAAGAGGGTTATAAATGCGTTCTTGCATGGCAGCCACTTCCAGAGCCATATAAAGGAGGGGAGGAGTGAAAAAATGGAGCATAGAAGAAACCGCAGGCAGATGAAGATAGACCAAGAACAGCACTATGACGAGATGGAAAGTCATAAAGCTCCGGATAATGCCGTAAAAGCATTTAAACGTCCGGCACATCAAGAGTATAGCGTAAAACAATGTCTGAGAAAATGGGGAGTTGATTTGAGTGGGAAGATTAAGGAGAAAGGGGATTGATGCCGGTGGACAAGCAGATATTGATCGAGTACGCAGATATGAAAGAAGAGATTAAAGACCTAAGAAGGAGAATACAAGCAGATCAAAGGGAGTTGGACAAACTGAATCAAATGATTGTAGTTGATTCAGTCACATGTGGGAAAAAAGGAAAGAAACCACTCAGAACAGTAAAAGTGGAAGGGAAACCCAAAAGAGCGATTACGAGGAAACAAGCTGCGTATGAAAGAAAGATTGCGCGCTTAGAAGAGCTAGAAGCTGACTTATTAGAAAAGCAGATAGAGGTGGAAGAATACATTGAACAGATTGGAAAGAGCAGGCTAAGAATTATGTTTAGGTTATATTACATAGACAATCTGACATGGGAAATGGTAGCGATGAAAATGAATTACATGTTCCCGAAAAAGAAAATTCCGTTCACGAAAGATAGTTGTAGGATGGCACATGATAGATTTCTTGAAAAAGTTTCATAAATGTTCGCCACTGTTCGCTTCAAAAGTGGTAATATGTTATTGCTATAAAATAGATCAAAATACTTCGTGCACTACGGCTCACATCAGGAGGCAACTAAAAAGGTTGCCTCCTGATTATTTTAGATACTTGGCGCAGTGGTAGCGCAGCAGTCTTATAAACTGTGTGTCGCCGGTTCGATTCCGGTAGTATCTACTAAAAATTATTAAAAACTTTCCTAAAAAGCATTGACATACGTACACGTATATAGTATAATATAATCAAGAAATGAGGAAAGGAGAAGCGAGATGGCTAAAAAGAAGCAAAACAAAAAGCACAGACTTGAAAAAATAGCAATCATAGTTAGCATAATCAACGGTATGACAACGGCGATATGCATGATATATGAAACATTTTTCAAATAAGTGCTTTGCGGTGGGGAGCCACCCACCGCTTCTAGTATAGCGCGTCTTTTAAAATAAAACAATGAGAAAAAGTATAATTATTTCTAATCTTCTTACACTTTTTGTACTGGGATACTATGCGATTGCTAAAGGATTAGACTGGATAATCGGTTTAGCACTTTTAATTAGTGTAGCATCAAATGTGTTAAATATTATGTATGAGGTAAAGTATGGAAGAAAAGAAGAATAGACCACAAGATAAGTGGGATGAGAAAGCAGGTCTGATTCCGAAGACATACAAAGTCAATAGAAAAGTAGCTGAGGAATTTCAAAAAGCTTGCAAAGAAGCAGGTGTTGCAATGGGAACACAGCTTACAAAGATGATGAAAGAGTTTACTGAACAAATGAATAATGAATAGCAACAGTGGAGCATCTGGCGAAAGCCGGGTGCTTTTCTGCGTCCTGAGCAAAGACGATAAAAGGCTCTAGGCAAAAGCCTATTTTGCGCAAAAAAAGGAGTGCAGATAGCATTAAAGGAAAGTGCGGTTCGTGAGAGCGGGCGCGTTGTTAGGTTCGAATCCTAACCTGCACACTGTGCGATGTAGCACACATACATAGCAGGATAGAGCAGCTGGAAGCTCGCCAGTCTCCTTAGCTGGAAGTCGGAGGTTCGAGTCCTTCTCCTGCAACTCATTAAGGAGGTAGCATGACAGAGCGTGACATTGCATTTGTAAAAAAATGCATAAAAGAAAACATACATAGATTTTATACATGGGGGAAATGGAAAGTAAAACGCGAAGAAGTCTTGAAGCTTGACAAATATGAATGCCAGATATGCAAGCAGAGAGGGAAGTACAAGAAAGCCACAACAGTCCATCATGTAAACTATGTAAAGAAGCATCCAGATAAGGCACTGGAAATCTGGTATTACTTTAAGGGAGAGAAGAAAAGAAATCTTATAAGTCTATGCCATGAATGTCATGAAGAAGTACATGGATACCGTAAAAAAGAAAAGAAGAAGCCATTGACAGAAGAGAGATGGTAAAAAATGAGAGAGTACCCCCGGTCGAAAAAAATCGGGTTTTAATTTGGCCATAAGAGACCGGTGGGTGCTCTTGACAAAAGAGATTTTTCCGCGCGCGCGTGAAGGAGGGGTGGTCTAAGGGCGAGAAAAACGAGAAAAGAAATATTAAGAGAAGAAATCAAAGATGACCTTTTGGAGCAGTTGGCCAAGAATGGGACCACTGGGAAATATTACATCGATTTAGTAGATAAATACATGGATTTTTGGGACCTGGAAAATGACCTGATTGCAGACATAAAAAAGAGAGGAGCTGTTGTCAAATATGACAACGGTGGAGGGCAAAAAGGACAGAAGAAAAATGACTCCATAGATCAAAGAATTAAGGTAAGTGCACAGATGCTGAAAATACTCGACAGCATTGGAATTAAGCCGGTTTCCGGAGATCCGGGAGATGATGACGATGAGCTGTAAAATCCATCCATATATCCAGGAGTGGATTGATATTGTCGAGCATAAAACCTATGCAGTGTGCGAGGATCAGGAACTGCTAATCAAACATGTAAAATGGTGCTTTGAGAATGAAGATATTTATGTCGATGAGGAGCAGTTTGAAAAGTATATGGGACTTACAAAATACTTCCCGTTTGAGGATATTTTCCCCTGGCAGAAGTTTGTGATCGGGCTGCATGACTGCACATATTGGAGTGAATCAGGGCTGCCGAGATGGCCGGATTTGCTCTGTATGTTGGGGAGAGGAGCGGGGAAAGATGGTACGATTGCGGTAGAATCCGCGTGCTTAATGTCCCCATATAATGGTATCCGGGAGTACGATGTTGATATTTGTGCGAACAATGAGGATCAGGCGATGCGTCCGGTGCAGGATGTCATCAATGCCTTTGAGCAGCCGTCTGTCGTAAAAAAGCTAAAGAAGTTTTTTTATTGGACAAAAGAAAAAGTCGTGAGTCTGAAAACAAAAAGCATTATGCGAGGAAGAACGAACAGTCCAAAGGGAAAGGATGGTTTGCGGTCTGGAATCTGCATCTTCAACGAGATACATCAGTACGAAGATTATAAGAATATTAACGTATTTACAACTGGTCTTGGAAAAAAGAAACACCCGAGAAGATCTTACTATACGACAAATGGGGATGTCCGGGAAGGCCCCCTGGATGATCTCTTGGAAACAGCAGAAGGAATCTTGCGGGGAGGAGAACCGGATAATGGACTTTTGCCTTTTATTTGCAGGCTGAATAAAAAAGAAGATGTCGATGACGAAGAAAATTGGCCAATGGCGAATCCATCTCTTCCGTATTTACCAAACCTGCTGGAGGAGATCCGGAAGGAATACCGGGAATGGAAAAAGAATCCGAGAAGGCTGCCAGCATTTATGACAAAGCGAATGAATATTCCGGAAAACTCAGAGGAGATGAGCGTAACAGACTGGGAAAACATAGCAGCTACCAATATTATTCTTCCAAATTTGGAACGATGGAGCTGCACTTGTGGAGTGGACTATACAAAATTAAATGACTGGGCTTCGGTGGATCTGCATTTTAGAGACGGAGACCAAAGATATGATGTAAGCCACTCATGGATGTGCCTGCAATCAAATGATCTGGAAAGGATAAAAGCTCCGTGGAAAGAATGGGCGGATATGGGAAGACTGACTCTGGTAGATGAAAATGAAATACATCCATCAGTAATTACAGAATATATTCAGCAAGCAAAGAAAAAGTATAACATCAAAAAGCTTGCAGTTGATGATTTCCGGTTCGCATTGTTGGCAAAATATCTAAAAGAAATAGGGTTTGATTTAAAAATAAATAAAAATCTGAAACTAATCAGGCCATCAGATGTCATGAGGGTTGCGCCGGTGATTGACAGCTGCTTTACAAATCGGTGGTTTAACTGGGGAGATGCACCGGAACTTCGCTGGGCAACAAACAATGCAAAGCTGATCAGGCATGGAAGGAAGCCAGGAAAAGAAGATGATGCTGATATGGGAAATTTTGTGTATGGGAAAATTGAAGCGAAAAGCAGGAAGACAGATCCATTTATGGCATTGGTAGCGGCAATGACCATAGAAGATGAGTTGCCGCAGAAGAGACCAAAGCCAACCCCGGCAACGATGGTATACAGCTATTAAGGAGGTGAGAGTAGGAAGTTAAGCATAAAAGACTGGCTGATCAAGAAGTTGGGAGTCGGAAATATCAGCATTAACATGCAGGATATTATGGATGACAAAGAAGTGCAGGGAGCCATCTATGAGACCTACCTCAGAGAACTGGCTTTTTGGACTTGCGTAAATAAAATTGCAAATGCAGTGAGCAAATGCGAGTTTAAGACTTATGTAAAAGGGAAAGAAGTTAAAGATGCAGAGTATTATCTTTGGAACTATGAGCCGAATCAAAATCAGAATGCAGCAGGATTTGTGAACAAACTGATTGGAAAATTGTACAGAAACAATGAATGTCTTGTTGTGGAAGTAAACCGAAAACTGTATGTAGCTGATTCTTACTGTAAAGAACCTTTTGCACTAAAAGATTATGAATTTAGTGGGATTGTTATTGACGGATATGAACTGTCGGAAACATTAAGAATGTCAGATGTCATGTTTTTTGAGCTGAATTCAAATGACATGAGAAAACTGATGAATGGAATGTATGAGACGTACTCTAAATTGATTGTGTATGCGCAGGAAGCATACAAAAAATCAAGAGGAAAAAAAGGAATTTTAAACGTAGAAGCAATCGCTCAGGAAGATGATAATTTTAACGAAAATTTCAATCAGTTGATGACGGAACATTTCAAAAACTTTTTCAGTAAAGAAAATGCGGTACTCCCGTTATTTGCTGGATATAACTATCAGGACATATCAGACAGCGGAAAGACGTATTCCACCGAATCTACAAGAGATATCAAATCACTTGCAGATGATATATTTGAGTTTACTGCCAGAGGATTTTCCTTCCCGCCGAGCCTTGCAAAAGGAGATGTGCAGGATACGGGAAAAGCGATTGATGAGCTATTGACTTTTGTCGTGGATCCATTAATCAAGATGCTGCAGCAGGAAATCAACCGGAAACGTAATGGATACAAAGGATTTAAGCAGGGAACATACATCAAAATCGAAACACTTGCGGTAAAACATATTGATATTTTTGACATCGCAACACCGGTAGACAAGCTGATTTCCAGTGGAGCCTTTACGATCAATGATATTTTAGAGGTGCTCGGAAAACCTCGGATTGAAGAGGAATGGGCAAATCAACACTTTATGACAAAGAATTATAGTAAGATTCAAGACCTGCTTGCAGGATTGGATAAAAATGATGCTCAGTGAAAGGGGTGAGAAAAGGAAGAACATTACAAATTGGAGAATGGAGCCAGTGCAGTCAGAGAATAAAATTCTTCTGTATATCTATGACGATGTAACAGAATATGGAGAATTTGACTGGAATGAATGGGAATATAAAGATTCTGAAACATCTGCCAAGTATTTTGCAGAGAAACTTTCGGACATTCCGGAAGGACAGATGATAGAGCTGCATATCAACTCCAATGGCGGATCTGTAAAAGAGGGAGTAGCAATCTATAACCTGCTGAAACAGTGCTCGAACAAAAAAGTCGGCATTGTGGACGGGGTGGCACACAGTGTTGCATTTTTAATTTTGCAGGCATGCGATGAAAGAAAAATGTGTCTGGGAACAACAGCGCTTGTCCATGATATGTGGATGTATTGCTCTGGAAACGCAGCGCAGCTTAGAAAGTATGCCGATGATCTTGATGATATGATGGAAGCAAACCGGCAGGTGTTTTTGGAAAGAGCAAATATCAGCGAAGAAGAACTGATTGAACTGATGCAGAATGAAACGTATCTGACACCGGATAAAGCTTTGGAATACGGCCTGATCGACGAGATTATGAATAAAAAAACAGAAACAGCAGGAAATGAAGAAATTTTGGAAAAACTGTCCAGCATGCAAAGGCAGCTGAATAGCCAGGAGAGCTTCCGGCAGCAGATCGCAAAAATGAAAGAGCGGCAGCAGAAAAAGCCGGAGAAAAATAAAATCTTAGAACTTTTTAAAGGAGGAACAATACAAGGAAAAATTTAGATGTAATTGAAATGGAAAAAAAGGCTATCGTACAGAAAATGAACGATGCAATCAAAGACGGAGATCCGGAACAGTTTCAGGCAGCGTTTGTGGAACTGTGCGATAAAATCCAGGAGAATGTTTTAGAGCAGGCAAAAGCGATCGTAGAAGAAACAGATCAGAAAATCTTATCCGACAGAGGGGTAAGACAGCTGACATCAAAAGAGAGAGAATATTATCAGAAACTCTCCGAAGCAATGAAAGCACCGAATCCAAAGCAGGCAGTAGAAAACCTCGATGTGGTGATGCCATTTACAATCTTAGATAAAGTATTTGAGGACTTAAAAACAAATCATCCATTACTGTCAAAAATTCAGTTTACTTCCGTGACTGGACTGACAAGGATGATGATGAATACCAATGGATATCAGAAGGCGGCATGGGGAAAACTCTGTGCAGAGATTATCCAGGAACTCACATCTGGATTCAAGGAAGTAGATGTAACATTAAGCAAATTATCTGCATTCCTTCCGGTTTGCAAAGCAATGTTAGACCTGGGACCGGAATGGTTAGACAGATATGTGAGAGAAGTGCTGTATGAAGCGCTTGCGAATGGACTGGAAGACGGTATCGTAAATGGTACTGGAAAAGATATGCCGATCGGAATGACAAGACAAGTAGGAGAAAACGTATCTGTAAAAGGCGGGGAGTATCCGGAAAAGAAAGCAATCAAAATCACAAAGTTTGATGATATCCAGCTTGGAAATCTGGCTGCGATTATGGCTATCAATGAAAAGGGGCAGTCAAGAACAGTGGATTCGTTGATCCTTGTAGTAAACCCAGCAGATTATTTTAGCAAGGTTCTTCCGGCGACACAGAGACCGGCTCCGGGCGGCGGATATGTGAGTACACTTCCGTTCCCGATCGAGATTATCCAGTCTCCGGCGGTGGCTGTAGGAAAAGCAGTGTTCGGAATGGCGAAACTGTATTTTATGGGATCTGGAATCGAAAACGGAGGAAGAATCCTATATTCTGATGATTACAGATTTCTGGAAGACGAAAGAGTATATCTGATCAAGATGTATGGACATGGATTTGCTATGGACGACAATGCATTTGTATTATTGGATATTACAGAATTACAGCGTGCAAGATATGAAGTGGAAGTGGTGCAGCCAGAAGAGAATGTAGAAAATGCAAATCTTGCAGATCTTAAGATCGGTGGACATACACTTACACCAGAATTTGCAGAAGAAACATTAACATACACTTTGACTACAACAGATGCATCCAACACAGTGCAGGCGATCACAGCAGACACAACAGCAGAAATCGAAGTGAAATTTAACGATAAACCGATTGCAAACGGAAGCAGAGTAAACTGGCAGGAAGGAGCCGGAAACGTTGTGAAAGTAAAAGTAACAGACGGCAAGGCGACAAAAGAGTACCAGGTCACTGTAACAAAGAATAAGGAGTAAAGATGGACCGATTACTGGAGGATGTAAAAAATTTTCTGGACATCACTTGGGAAATGGAACTCGGAGAGCGAAAAAAGCTCTCCGGGATCATCGAACGTGGGAAAGCGTTCTTAAAAGGGAAAATCGGGCAATGTGATTTTGAAGGAGAGACACCGGAAAAGGATTTACTTTTGAATTACTGCATGTATGCGCGAGCTGGACAAGTAGATGAGTTTGTAAAAAATTACAAACAAGAAATCATTGCATTACAGATCCACAACTGGAGGAAGAAAAATGCCAAGACGTAAGGAAACAAAATTTGTTACATTTAACGATGGGTGTTTAGAGGTATGTAAAGTCCAGGGGCGGAAAATTGTAGAAACAAAGCAGGAGCATGTACGGTTTGGATATCGGACGGTTGGGATCAAACGATTTTATGAAGCAAAGGTACTATCGAGCCAGATTGATGAAGTAGTAGCTATCCTGCCGATTGACAATATATCAACGATGGATGTGTGCATGATCCGGGGAATGCAGTATAAAATTGTGCAGATCCAGAATAAATATGACCAGACTCCTCCGTGCATGTTTTTGTCATTGGAAAAGATTACAACACTCTATGAGGATGTGAGAGAATATGGCTAAAATTGACATTGATGAATTGGCGATCGCAGTGATCAATGAGTTGGATGCTTATCGAGAAGATGTAATGGAAGCGGTGGAAAAAGCTGTGAAAGAAACAGCAAAGCAGACGGCGGCAGAGCTTAGAACAACATCGCCGGAAAGAGATGGAGATTATAAAAAACATTGGACGTACAAACGAGATGCCAAGCTGAAAGGAAGATACAAGTTTAATATGGTAGTCTATTCTAAAAAGCCATCCTATCGCATCACACACTTATTGGAGCACGGGCATGCGAAAAGAAATGGCGGAAGAGTAGATGGGATCCCGCATATCAGTATTGCAGAAAAGCATGCAAAGGAAATTTTGATGGAAAGGTTAAAGAGAAGCCTATGACACAAGAAAAAGTAGAGAGGATATTGCAGGAAATTGGAATTGAATACAGATATCATCATTTTGAGACGGAGGAAGCGGTAAATCCTCCGTTTATTTGTTGGATGATTCCGGGAGGCAACAATTTTTCGGCAGATGGAAGAGTCTATTTTAAAAGTAACAAAGTAAACATAGAGCTTTATACAGACCAAAAAGATTTTGAACTGGAAAGACAAGTAGAGGAAATACTCGACAAGTATGAGTTATTTTGGCAGAAGGATGAAGAGTATATCAAGTCGGAAAACATGTATGAAGTTTTATATGAAGTGGAGGGAAAGTAAGGAAAGAAAGACAAACACAGAAAAAAGATAAAGTAAAGTTTAATATCCGTAATGCGCATATTGCATTATTGCAGGAAGATGAAATGGGAGCTATTACATTTGATACACCTTTTGCGCTGCCAGGATCCGTGTCACTTTCACTGGAAGCACAGGGAGAGTTGACGCCATTTTACGCTGACGGCGTGAAATATTATGTCTCTTCATCCAACAGTGGATATGAAGGAGACTGGGAAGTGGCAATGATCACAGATGAGTTCCGAGAGAAGATTTTAAGCGAGTATATCGACAAAAACAAAGTGATGTTGGAAGAGGCAACTGCAAAAGTGAAACGGTTCGCTCTGGGATTTGAAATTGACGGAGATGTGAGAGGAACAAGATTCTGGTTTTATTGTTGTACCTCGACAAGACCTACAACAGAATCAAGCACCACGGAGGATACGATTGAGCCGACAACAGATACAGTAACAATTTCTGCATCAGCGGTACCAGTTGGGGAAGCCAAAAAAATGGCTGTCAGAGCAAAAACAACGGCAGAAACATCGGAAGACTTATACAACAAATGGTTTGAAAAGGTATATATTCCGGATCAGGAAGTAGCTTAGGGGGATTGGAATGCGAAAAACATTAGCGATCAATGGAGTAGAATGCAAATTTAAGAGTTCTGCGGCAATCCCACGCATTTACCGCCTGAAATTTGGCAGGGATATTTTTACAGATATGCAGAAAATCGGAAAGCAGATCAAGGTGCAGGAAAAACTTAAAGAAGAAATGAAGAAAAAATGCGAAAAGGAAGGAAAAGAATTTGATGAGAGCGAATTTGAAAGCAGCCTTCCAATCGAATCGCTGGAAATGTTTGAAAACATTGCATTTTTAATGCACAAGCATGGCGATCCGGAACAGCCACAAGACATTGACGAATGGCTGGAGCAATTTGAAACATTCGATATTTATGAGATTCTGCCGGAGATCATGGATATGTGGCAGATGGAAAACAAACAGATGTCAATTCCAAAAAAAAAGAACGGGAAATAGATCGAGAAGTCAATACCGCTCTGTTCATGCTTAGGTGTGTGCAGTGCGGTATTTCTATTTCTGATCTTGAGCTATTAAGTATTGGAATGGTAAATGACATGTTCATCGAAATGAAAAACGATGATTATGATTATCCGAAAATCGCAACACAAGCAGACATAGACGCACTATAAAGGGGGAAACAAGGGCAAACAGAATCAAAGGTATCACGATTGAAATTGGAGGGGATACCACAAAACTAAATAAGGCTCTGGATGGTGTAGATAAAAAACTTTATGGAGTGCAATCATCGTTGCGAGATGTCAATAAGCTATTAAAACTGGATCCCACGAATACGGAGTTACTGAATCAAAAACAGAAGCTCTTGCAACAATCTATACAAGAAACCGAGACACGGTTAAAGACCTTGAAACAGGCGAGTGAACAGGCGGCAAAGACGGCTGGAAATTACGATGCCTGGAAGCAGGCCTATACACCTATCCAGCAGGAAATTGAGAAGACCAACGGTAAGCTAGACACATTAAAGAAAAAAATGAAGTCTATGGAAGAAGCCGGAGAAATTGACACAGAAGAATATAAAGAGTTAAGCACAAAAGTAGAAGAATCCACGAAGAGTCTGGAAGAATTAAAACAGAAGAAAAAGCAGGTAGACGAAGAGTTTGGGCATCCGATCAGTCCAGAAGGAATGGATGCGCTGCAAAGAGAAATCGTTGAAACAACAAATGAGTATAAAGCTTTGCGAAAAGAGGTCGGAAGTGCAAACGCTGATCTTGCAAAGGTATCCGCGGTAACTGGAAAAGTTGGAGAAAAAGCAACGGCAGCAGGAAAGAAGATGCTTCCACTCACTGGAGCACTCGGAGGAATTGGAGTTGCATCTGTCTCTATGGCCAATAATTTCGAGGACGCAATGAGCCAGGCGGCAGGTGCGCTAGACAAACCGATGTCAGAAATGGAGGAGCTGCGGCAACTGGCGATTAAAACTGGCCAGGATACTATTTTCTCGGCAACGGAAGCTGGAAACGCGATTACAGAACTTGCAAAAGGTGGCTTGACGGAAGCCGACATCAAAGCAGGAGCATTGCAGACTACAATGGATCTTGCAGCATCATCTGGTATGGAACTGGGAGATGCTGCGAATGTAGTTGTACAAGCGATGGGAGCTTTTGGACTGGAAGCAAACAAATCCGCAGAGGCAGCCAATGCATTAGCTGGAGCGGCAGCAGCATCCTCCACTGATGTCGAGCCTCTTACGCAGGCACTGGCACAGTGTTCTTCAGGCGCAAAAAATGCAGGATGGACCATACAAGAAACGACTGCTGTACTGGGACGTTTTGCGGATGCGGGAATAGAAGGAAGCGATGCAGGAACATCTTTAAAAGTAATGCTGCAGAAATTGGCGGCACCAGCATCTGATAAAGCTGCAGATATGATCGAAAATCTAGGATTAAAAACAAGAGATTCGAGCGGGCAATTACTTGGCGCGACTGAAATGGCGCAAGAGTTACAAGACAAGTTAGGCGGATTGGATGCAGCGTCCAGAGATGCAGCATTATCTACAATTTTTGGATCAGATGCTATGAGAGCAGCCACCGTGCTTATGAACAGTGGAGAAAAAGGACTGCAAAAGTACATTAAAGCAACAAATGATCAAGAAGCAGCGCAGCGTTTGGCTAACTCTCAGATGGGAGATGGATCAAGAGCAATCGAAGAGTTAAAAGGATCGTTGGAAACGGCCGGCATACAGATTGGAGATACACTGGCTCCAATTATTCAAAAGTTGGCGGAGATTATCACAAATTTAGTGAATAAATTTTCTGCGCTTCCGGAAGGAGTGCAGCAAGCGATTGTAATTATAGGAATACTGGTAGCTGCAATTGGACCGTTACTCATTGTAATAGGCAAAATCTCCACGGGAATTTCCGCAGTGACTGGTGCGATGTCGAAAATATCCGGAATAGGTGGAACGATCATGGAAATGATCACAAAAATGAAGGGACTTGTGAAAAGTCTGTTCGGATTGATCATGGCGCATCCGGTAATTGCGATTATAACGGCGATCGTGGTTGCATTAGTTGTACTGTACAATAAATGCGAATGGTTCAGGGATGCTGTCAATGCTGTTTGGGATGCTGTGAAAAAAGGATTTTTCGCGGCTTGGGATGCGATCGTAAAATTTTTTACAGAGACAATCCCGGAGGCATGGAACAATACGGTAAGTTTCTTCCAGGGGATTCCGGAATGGTGGAACGGTATATGGACAAGCGTAAAAACAAAGTTTGAAGAGATCTGGACAGCCATGATGGCAAATCCGATCATAAACGCGCTTGCAACATACATTTCTCAGATGTTTGAAAATTTGAAAACAACTTTATCCGGAATTTGGGAAGGAATCAAAACTGCAGCAGCAGGAGCATGGGAGCTGATCAAAAATGCGGTACTGGGACCGGTACTGCTACTCATTGATTTAGTCCTTGGGGATTTCGACAAGCTGAGAGAGGATGCAGAAAAGATATGGAGCAATATGCAAGAGGCGGCGCAGAAATTCTGGAGTGGAATCGAGCAGGTTGTTACATCTTTGGTGGAAGGTATTGTAAATGCTGTAAAAATCAGATTTGAGGCATTGAAAAATACAGTTTCTGCAATCTGGAATGAAACGAAGAATGCTGCATCAAATATCTGGAACGGAATCAAAACAACGGTTTCTGATCTTGTGAACAACACAAAAAATGCGGCTGTAAATGGATTCAATGCCATGAAAGATGGCATTTCGAATGCGATTTCTTCTATCCCGGATTTAATCCGCGGAATTTTTGATAAAGTCAGAGATATTATCCAAAATATTATTTCAAGTGCATGGGAATGGGGATCTGATTTCATCGAAGGATTGAAAGAGGGGATTATGTCGGGAGTAAAAGGAATTATAAGCACAATCGAAGGAATTGCAGATAAAATTAGATCACTTCTTCATTTTTCGCGTCCGGATGAAGGACCATTGCGAGACTACGAAACGTGGATGCCGGATTTTATTGACGGTATGGTAAAAGGACTCGACAGAAATGTCTATAAAATATCGGATGCAGTAAGCCGCGTGGCGGGAACAATCAGCGATGGAATTGGCGGATCGTCAATACTTGCAGAGGCAGGAGGAATGAACATCAGCTTAAACAATGATGTGAGTGTGCAGATTGGGAACAAGAATTTTGACAACTACATTGTAAAAACGGCTCGAGCAGGGATTGGAAGTACGCAGTATGCAGGAAGCCGAGCGAGGGGGCATTAAAGGTATCAGATTGAAATTAGCAGAAGAAGGAATAGGGAGCTTGGGGTACTTGTAAGAGAGAGACCAAGTATCCCGTCTCCAGAATTTGAATATGAAGAAATTAACATACCCGGAAGAGATGGATCTCTCTTTCGGGAAACAAAAAAAGTAAAAGATATTGTAATCAATGTACCGTTTACCTTTGTAGATTATGAAAACTGGCAGGAAAGATTAAGAAACGTAAGGAAGTGGCTCTTACAAAAGAAGGATCACAAGCTTATCTTAAGCGATAACGAAGAGTATTTTTATCTGGTGAAACATGTAAAAATAAATGCGACTGAAAGAAAGGTAAAAGAGTCTGGCGAGTTTGATGTAGATTTTACATGTGCCGGATACCAATATCGGAGAGATGGGGCGTTGGAACATTCTGCCGCAGAGGTGGAGTACAATCCATATTACGAGTGCATGCCAATTTATAAGATCATAGGAGTCGGAGAATGCACCCTTGCTGTAAATGGCAAAAATATGATTGCCAACGTAAACGGACATCTGATCATTGATACAGATAGGATGCTGACATATCGCCAAGATGGGAAACTGGAAAATGCATCCGTAAAAGGGGATTATGAAGATTTGTATTTGGAAGAAGGAGAGAACATGATCCGGATCACACCGGGATTTGAATTGAAAGTAATACCGAATTGGAGGTGCTTATAAGGATACAAATTTATAAGCCAGAAAACACAAATTATAAGAACAACGGCGATATGCCTCTGATGCCTACCAAAGCAGAAGTGGAAGTGATACTAAATGGGAGCTGGAGAGGCATATTGAGTCATCCGATTGATGATGAGGGGCGATGGAAATACATTGAAGAGAATGCGGTTGTAAAGATGCCGTCATTTAATGGAGACCAACTCTTCAGAGTGAAAAAGAAAGAAAAAACAGATGCAGGAATTGAAGCAGAGATGGAGCCAATCTTTATGGATGCAAAGGATGACTGCTTTTTGCTGGATATCCGGCCGACAAATAAAACTGGCCAGCAGGCATTGGATTTGATGACAGCTCCAAATAAAAAATACACCGGGAAATCCAATATTAAAAATCTATCAACAGCATATTACATGACAAAGAATCTTATCGAAGCGATTAACGGGGAAGACGAAAACTCTTTTATAAATCGCTGGGGCGGTGAGATTCTTTTTGACAATTACACCATTACAATAAATGACCATGTAGGACAAAACAGAGGAATGGAAATCTTATATGGGAAAAATATTGCGCAGGATGGAATGAAAGAAGATGTGGACATCAGAGAAGTTGTGACAAGGATTATTCCGAAAGCCTACAATGGACACATGATTGAGGGAAATGAGCCGTGGATAGATTCTCCACTGATCCAAAAATATCCGACAATCCATTATGCAGTAATGAGTTTTGAGGATGTAAAAATGGCAGAAGATGCTTCCGAGGATGATGAAAAGAATGGGGTGATCATCTGCAAAACCAAAGAAGAGTTGAAAAAAGCATTGACAGAAAAGTGCAAAGAACAATATGAACTGGGGATAGATAAGCCAAAAATAAACTTAGATATAGATCTCGTGCTGCTGAAAGATACAGAACTGTACAAAGACGTGCAGGATTTGGAAGAGGTGCAGATTGGAGATACAGTATATTGCAGACATAAAAAGTTGGACGTTACAACGGATGCAAGAGTGATTAAGCTGACTTATGATTCCATCCAAAAAAAAGTAGTAGATGTAGAGCTGGGAGACTTTAAGTACGACTATTTTGATGATGTGTCAAGCATGGCAAATCGTGTAGAGAGTGCAATCAGGCCAAATGGCAGCGTTGTCGGAGAACAAGTGCAGGGCATACTGGACGGAGTTAAGACACAAATGCAGATCCAAAGCAGCAAAGCGCATAAGACGACCAAAAAGGCATTTTTGGCAGAAGACATTGATCCAGACAGCGAAACATACGGCGCGATGTGTTGGGGAAGTATGGGACTCATGATTGCAGATTCAAAAAATCCGGATGGAAGCTGGAATTGGTCTACGTTCGGAACTGGAAAAGGATTTTTCGCAGACTTTATTGTCGCAGGAACGATGCTGTTTGATCGCTGTAAAGGTGGACGGCTGACGCTTGGAGGAGAAGGCAACGGAGATGGCGTTGCAATGATTAGAGATGATCATGGAAATACAATTGTTATACTCGATAAAAATGGAGTTTATGCACTTGGGCAATATGTATGCGACTCAAAGGTATTTAAAAATAAACGGATAAAATTAAATGAAGGAAGCATGATTTTTTCTGGGAAGGATGGAGCTGATCCGATTATTATGGGATACGATTTCTATTCTGCGGAAAATAGTGGATGTGTAACGATCCGTGCAGGAGGGACAGAAACAGATGCCACAGACAGCAGAACACTCATGCGATTATTTAAAGATAAAATATGTCTTGATGCAGAACGCTTATACACTCGCGGGCAAGAAGGTCAAACTGGAACAGCGCAATTTTCTAACGGAACAAATTTAAGATTTATAAACGGGATCCTTGTTGGAGGGACAACGAAAGAAGGTGCATTTTAAGGGCTTGGACAATAGGCAATTTTTATTTGCAGATGTCACAAATGCAGGGGAATGCACAAGAGGTGCTTGCATTCCTGGAAGCAAGAGGTTGGAGCTTAAATGCAATCGCAGGATTGTGTGGGAACATGCAAAGCGAGTCAAATATCAATCCTGGAATTTGGCAGAGTTTAGCAGAAGGAAATTATGCCGGAGGATTTGGGTTGGTACAATGGACACCGGCGACAAACTACACCAACTGGGCGGGGGCGAATGGATACGGAATCACAGATCCAAATGGGCAGCTCACATGGATTGATTCAGTAACGGTTCCGGCCGGGCAGTGGATTCCAACTGGGGCATATCCTTTATCATTTGACCAGTTTAAAGTAAGCGAAGAATCACCAGAATACCTCGCATCTGCATTTCTAAAAAATTTTGAGCGTGCAGGTGTGGAAGTAGAACAGGCGCGAAGGCAGCAGGCTCGCTACTGGTATGATTATTTGTCGCAGTATTCCGGCGGATCAGAAAAAATCAATGCAGCAGTTGATTGGGCATTGCAGATTGCAAATGATAATAGCCACGGATACGATCAGGGAAGTCGATGGGGACCTGACTATGACTGTTCTTCGCTGTTGATCCAAGCATGGGAAAATGCAGGAGTGCCAGTAAAAAGCGGAGGAGCGAGTTATACGGGTAATATGTACGACGTATTTATTGCATGCGGCTTTACAGATGTTACGTCAAGCGTAGATATACAAGGCGGCGGAGGAATGATAAAGGGGGATGTTTTGTTAAACATCCAAAACCATACCGCTATGCATATCGGAAATGGACAAGTTGTCCAGGCGAGCCAAAATGAATTTGGCGGAATCATAGGAGGACAGACTGGAGATCAGACCGGCCAAGAGATTGGAGTTACCTCTTACTACAACTATCCGTGGGATCGCGTGCTCCGATATCCGGGAGGAACCGGCGGTGGAGGCGGCGGGGGAACCGGAGGAGCGATATTATTGAGATGGATTCCGGGATAAGAAAGGAGAAAAATGGAAGCGACGACAGTATTGGAGATGGATATAAGACGGGAAAGCATTATTCCAACTATCCAAGCGGTGCAAGCAGATAGCGGAAGAAGCGTGCGATGTCACATTGCAGGAATAACAGACATAGATGGAAGAGCAAGAATATATTGCAAAAAACCAAGCGGAAAAGAGACTTATACTGATGCAACTATTTCAAGCAGCAATTGCATAACATTTGAGCTTACAGATCAGATGCTGGCAGAAACAGGGAATACACTAGGGCAAATACAAGTTTTAAGCGCAAATAAGAATATTACGACATTCAAATTCAAAATAGAGGTGAGCGAGAATAAAATTATGCAATCGAGTATCACTTCTTCAGACGATTATAAGGCACTGATAGAAGCGCTGAGAAAAATTGAAAAATTTGATCCTATTGAAATTACTAACGAAGAGATTGATGCCCTTGCAAGTGAGGTGAGCATGTGATTGTAATTGATTGCAAAACAGAAGAATATGCAAAAGAAAGCTTAAAGCAATGGGATTACGGCCAAGAGGTATTGCTCACAGGTCTTGAAATCCAAACAGAAACAATAGAAGTACACTTTGCTCTACGCGGCGAAAATGAAGCACCGATTGTGATTGGGACGGTAAAAGACGGAGATATAACCGCGAAAATCCCAAATGAATTGTTGAGAGCAGGGAAAAACATAATAGTTTATGTTTATGTAACTGCGCCGAATTTTGGAAAAACAACTTATGAAGCGGAAATAGAAGTAAAGAAGAGAGCCAAACCGAAAGATTATGATGCTCCGGATGAACAAGATTTATTGCGTCAGATTATTTCGGAATTGGATACAAAAGCAGATGACATAGAATTAGAAGGAAATGAGTTGCAATTATTGTCGAAGAAGAAGGGTATTGGATCTAAGATCAGGCTCCCTTCAGGAGGTGGAGATGTAACAAGCATCACAAATCAAGAAATTGATGAAATTATGAAAGGAGAATAGAAAAATGACAAAGCAAAAAGCAACAGCAGCTGCTGTATTAGCAGGAGGAAAAAAGTATCTGGATCAGGAAGGTCTTGCACACTTAGTACAGAAAAACGATGAAAGATATGTACGGCAAGAGGAAGGGAAAGGTCTATCAAAAAATGACTTTACGGACGAATACAAAAAGATTGTGGATGATTTAAACTATAAGAAAATTACAATTAACAGCATGACAGCCACGAATAGTAGTAATGAGATTGGAGCAACAGTAGCGGCGACAGATGTTGTATGGACTTTGAGTAAGGAACCAAAAACGCAGAAAATTAAATTCGGATCAGAAAACGAAGAGGTTTTAAACAACAGCCTTAGAAAGAAAAATTACACCGGAAAAGCAATCAAAACAAACACAAACATTGTGCTGACTGTAACAGATGAAAGAGATGCAATCGTAACAAGAACAGTAGGAATTACATTCCAGCCAAAAGTATATTGGGGCAAAAGCAACAAAGAGCAGCTGGAAAATGCAGATATTCTTGCGCTGGAAGGATCTGCACTTGCATCGGGAAGAACAAGGAGCTTTACGGTGAACGCTGGAGAAGGCGAAAAGATAGTGTATGCAATACCTTCCTCTTTTGGAACTCCTACGTTTAATGTAGGCGGTTTTGATGGTGGATTTAAGAAGCTTAAGACACTATCATTTACAAACGCATCAGGACATACTCAAAATTATGATATTTGGGTATCTGTAAACGCAGGACTTGGATCAACGGCAGTGACAGTAAAATAAGGAGGTTAAGGCATGGCACAAAGTATTGAAGGTGGAGTTGTAATCGTAAATACTTTATCCACAAAAAATAATGGGAACTATCCACTATGCATGGCGGAAAGCGTGCAACTAAAAGAGGGAAAAACAGTAGAAGAGAAAATAGTAGAACTGGAAGCAGGAGCTGGCAATGAAGTTATCAGCAACGAAGAAATTGACAGTTTATTTTAAGGAGAGATCAAAATGAATTATGAAGAAGCCGGGATAAAAATGATTTCCGAATTTAAAAAGAAAATATATCAAAGAAGGTTTGCTCATAAGTATTTTGACAAGAAAGGAGCATTGCTCATTTCGACTCTTGCGTATCTAAATGGAATACATGCCGCAGGAGCAATTACAACAGAAGAAATGGTAAAAATTAAAAGGAAAATGATTGAAGAGATAGAAGGAGAATAAAGATTATGGCAAAATTCTTAGACTTAAATGGATTAACACACGTTATTGATAAGATTAAGGAATGGACAAACGGATCTTTCCGGAAAAAAACAGAAAAAGTAGTTTCGACAGATGTAACTTATAATGGCAAAACACTTGACGAAGCAATTAAAACAGGAGAATTTAAAGGGGAAAAAGGGGATGCTGGGGCAGCAGGACCACAAGGACCAGTAGGACCAGCGGGACCGGCTGGAGCTAAAGGAGAGCAGGGAGCACAAGGACCGCAAGGACCGGCAGGCGAAGCATTTAAAATCGCCAAAACATTTACATCTATAGCAGAAATGAATAAAGGGTTTGCGACAGACGGAGTAAAAACGGGACAATTTGTTGTGATCGACACCGGAAACGTACAAGATGAAGACAATGCAAAATTGTATATGAAAGGGGCAGAGACCTATACATATATCACAGACCTCTCCGGAGCCACTGGATTAACAGGGCCGCAAGGACCGCAGGGATTGCAGGGAGCTGCTGGACCGGCAGGACCGGCTGGAGCTAAAGGAGAGCAGGGCTTACAAGGCCCGGCAGGAGCTAAAGGAGAAAGAGGAGAAACAGGACCAATGGGACCACAAGGATTAAAAGGTGAAAGAGGAGAAACGGGACCAATGGGACCGCAGGGACCTGCTGGATCAGATGCAAATGTAGAGCAGATTTCAAATGAGGAGATTGATGCATTGTTTCAAGGCTAAGGAGGAAAAAAGTAAAGGAAATATTTATCGCTCGATGGATTGAAATATTTTTATAACAAATATATATCAGGCAAAATCGCGAATGATATACAAAAAGTAGACGAAAAAATAGGAACTTTATCACAGCTTACAACAGAAGTGAAAACGAATATTGTTGCGGTAATTAATTCCGTAAAAAGAGAAATAGGAAACATCACACAGCTTACCACAACGACAAAGACAAATATTGTTGCTGCAATCAATTCTGTAAAAACAGAGTTGGAAAATGCGGTAACCAAAAGTATGATGTCGAATCAGCAAACCAACAGCACAAACAAAGTGCCGACCAGTGCATTGGTATACACAATGCAGCAGGAAATAACAAAATTAAATAATAATGAAAAATGGTCGGGATGGTCATCTTTGGGAAGCGCAATTGGAATAAATTTTTATTACCGATACAATGCGCAATTGGTAGAAATAAGATATGATGGAACACTGGAAAAAGGGAAAGGAATTACAGGACAAAGCATAGGATACGCATTTGGCAAAATTCCACCTGCGTATAAACCAAAATACAATATTATGCACTCAATTCCATCTACGAGTTCGAAGTCGTTAATGGTGAGATTGTATCCAGGTACAGAACAATATTCGGTAACTTCACAAGATACAATCACGACTCAAACGGAATACGTTTGTGGATGTATCGTATATGGCAGATAGGAAGAAAGGGGAAAATATGGAAAAAGTAAAATTTGGAACAGAAAAATTTGAATTGACTGTAAATGGTGTAGATCCATTTACAAAAGGAATGCTTACATTAAGCTTTATTCCTGCAGGAAAAAGCTTAAAAGAAGTAGAAGACTTATTGATGAATCCGCAGAATACCAAGCGGATTGAAGTGTTGAATGAACAGGATGGGACAGAACAGGTATTAGTTGGATATGAAGACCTAAAGATCTTAAAGATTACTAAAGACCAGGAATTGGAATACCTCTCCGAAGAAGGAGTAAGAAGAGATGTCATCACGGCAGTCTTAAAAGAAAAAAGTTTAAAGGAGAGTGTAACAAACCTGGAGAAGGGGCAGCAGACCCAGGACGGAGCAATAGCAGAGCTTGCAGAAATCGTTGGAACGATGGCAGAAGGAGGTATGGCATAATGGTGGCTTTTTATGTGGACAAGATCAAAAACAAAATCATGAATCCAGACACAAAGCAGGCATGGAAGCTGGAAGATGTACCCAATCTGTGGAGGAAAAAAACAGAAAAAGCATTGGCAGAGTAAAATGCTTAGGAGTTATGTGCTACCAGCCAGCTCCTAAAGGGGAAAAGAAAGGAAAGTGAGGGAATTGAAGAAGAACATGGAAAAATTATTTAACAACTTAAGTATGGTAATCGGTGCGGTAGGAGGAGTTATCGTATACTGGCTCGGAGGGTGGGACATTTTGCTAAAAACGATCCTATTTTTAGCTATAGTTGACTATGCGACAGGGATTTTAAAAGCAGTGCATCAAAATCAGCTCTCATCAGAGATCGGATTCAAGGGATTGCTTAAAAAAATAACAATGTTTATCGTGATTGCAGTAGCATTTGCAATACAAAAATTATTAAATGATACCGTTCCTCTGCGAGAAGTAGTGATAATGTTTTATATCGCGAATGAGGGTATTAGTTTGTTGGAAAATGCAGCTGTTATGGCTCCGATACCGGAAAAATTAAAAAATGTATTATTGCAATTAAGGGAAAATGATTCAGAGGGCGAGTAATCATCCTCTTTGCTTAAAAAACGAGGAGAAAGAATATGGGAAGTCAAGAATTTTTAAACATTTGCAAAGCAAAAGTAGCAGATTATTTTAATCAGAATAAAGACAAGACGGATGCATCTAGCCACATGACTGTGGATGATGTATTTGTAGTTTGGTATTGCAAGGCACTGCAAAATCACAAGGCGCTACTTAGTACGCCAGTGAGCGATGGCATGTATTATGAGATCACTTACAATGGGGATAAAAAAGAGATGTACTTTGATGCTTACAAAAAGTGGGAAAATATTAAATTTGATATGTAGATAGCGTGGTATCGCACAGAAAGGAGTTTAGAATATGGCACATTTATTTATTATTGCAGGACATGGAGCAGGAGATCCGGGAGCATGTGCAAATGGATTTAGTGAGGCAGAGAGAGTAAGAGCATTAGCAACGAGAATTAAAGCACTCGGCGGCGATCGGGTTACTCTGGGGGACTTTAACAGAGATTATTATGCAGACAATGGTATCAGTAGCCTTGACATCCCGGATGACTGGCAAATCACGGAATTGCACATGGACAGTGCAGCAGAAGGTGCCAAAGGCGGTCATGTCATTATTAAGGCAGGATTTACTCCGGATCAGTACGACAATGCCCTTGCAAGTTTTATTGGCGGTATTTTACCGGGGAGATCTAATTTAATCGTTGGTAGAGATGATCTCGCCAATCCAAATAGAGCAGCTGCAAGAGGATATAGCTATCGTCTCGTAGAGGTTGGATTTATTACAAATATTGGAGATCTTACGATTTTTAATGATCATATGGATGATATTGCGCGAGGAATCTTAGAAGTGTTTGGAATCAAGAGCAATGTAGAGCCACCAAAGCCAAAAACTCCTCTATGGTATCGGGCACATGTATCCGGTAAAGGTTGGATGGATGCGGTAAACGGAGGTATCGCCGGAACCGTGGGGCAGAATCGGGCACTGGAAGCAATCAAGATTGACATGCGAAAGTTAAATTTTAAAATCAAGGCTCGTGCTCATATCCAAAATAGTGGGCTTAAGGATTTTGGCTATATTAAGCATGATACAGTCATCGGTACAACCGGAAAAGGTCTGCATTTAGAAGCAATCGAATTGATTGCAGAGGGGCTGAAAGGAAAGAAACTGCAGACCAGAGTACACATTCAGGACATTGGTTGGACTCGTTGGACATCTGGCATGATCGGCACGATTGGGATGAATAAGAAAATTGAAGCGATTGAAATTAGACTTGTGTAATCTGTGAATATGTGCTATGGTAAAGGTGTCAAATGCAGATGATGCTCTGCATTGTGGAAACTGAGCAAATCACAGTTTCGCGGATTGAAATATTAACAGTAACTTTAATGCAAAACATTAATGTTGTCGCACTCAATGGACGCTTTGATGTGCGGTTTTGCCAGCAATTCCGGCAGACACGGGTTGAAATATTAGAAGTAGCTTTAATTGCTACTAAATAAGGATAAGCTAAGTGCTTATCCTTTTATCTTGCATTTTTTCCAGAACTATAACAGTCGTAAAAGTTATCAACAAGATTTGCAAGCTCATCCGGCATTAACTTGTCAAATAGTGATTCCGGAATCCATTTGTAATTTTCGTAAAAGGTATTTTCAAAGCTTCCAATCTTGCTGAGTTTTTTGATTTTCTGATACTTGTCCATTCTTAAGAGATCGCGTAAATCTAATTCTCCATCTTTCAATGATTGTTTTGCATCCTCAGTAAAGATATTTAGGTCTAATGTCAATATTTCCTCGACGCTGCATCCAAGAGCACTAGATAAAGCTTGCGCATTTTTTGCAGTAATGTTATTAACATCAATTTCACCCTTTTCGAGTTTCTGTATTTGTCTGATGTTCATTCCAGTTTTCTCTGCCAGTTCTTTTTGAGTGAGATTCATAAATTTTCTAAGTTCTTTGAGTTCTGCCACAGTCTTTCTCCTTCTCCCCGTCATGCCGATAGGACAGCATATGCATTATTTATGCTTCACAGTGATATTTTTTTCGGTTACCGAAGAGTCATCAATATTTCTCACCTCAACAACTTCATATTCGTTGTAATCTTCCCACCCTAAAGCCAATTCTTTTCCGCTTTCATCAAAAAAGTTTGATGGTCTCATTTCCTCGAAAAAAGTTCTTTCCATGTAATTTCTTAAGTTTTCCATTATATCTCCTCCTTTTTATGATTATTTTCCGTAAACTTCGCTTAAAATTCTGTTGCACATTGTGTTATATCCATGTTTAACATTAAAGAAAAGTTTTTGATAGTATTTCTGATAAGATGTTTCGTTGATTCCTTTGAGCAGATCAATTACAAGTCCTGCATTGGATTCTGAGATAATTCTGTTGTAGCCTTCCTTGCAAGATTCCCACATGCTCACGTTTTCCGGGAACTGTGCTTTGCAGTCTGCGATTAATGCATCAAATTGAGTGTTCATTTTCTCAACTAAGTCCCTTGCGAAGCTGAGCTGTTTTTCTGTACCAGTCATTCTTGTTTCTCCTCCTTTTGCTTCCTTCCATGCCTTTTTTAAAGCTTCGGAGATTCCGAATCCTAATTTCTTAACCATTTCCCATGCTCTTTTCATAATGTTTGATAAGTTGTATTTTTTCATCTTTCGTATCTCCTTTGCTTTATCTTATGGCCTTATTGTACGCCAATATTGGCGTAAAGTCAATAGGAAAATGAAAAATAATTTAAAAAATCACCCTCCCAGAAAGAGAGGGCGAAAAAGAATATATTGTATCATCTTAATTTAAACGCGTTAGTAACACGTTAGTAACAAAAATGCTTGAAAACCCACTAAAATCGCTATATACTTTTAATAAAATATTAA